AGATATCTTACATTATGTACTCATTTTCATTACATATTTTTTACATATTTTACATATATATACAGATAACTCTATGTATATTACAATAATTTACAGATAATTAACATATATATACAGATAACTCTATGAAAGTCAACGACTTTATAATTGATAATTATAAAATAGTACATTTCTTAAAAATATTTAAAATTTCAAAAACCTTTTATAAAATTTATTAAAAATAAAGAAATGTACTATTTTATAATTAAATATAAAAAAAATGACTTAAATATAAAATTATAAGTGTTATCTATAATGGACTACTCTAAGTTTACTAAAATTATTTCTAATAATTACCGAAATATTTATATATATAAATATTTAGATATTATAAAAGATAACGATAAGATATTATTTGAAAAATGTTATAACGATTGGAAAGGAGTAAGCGACGAAGATATATTAGAATTGAAGGATAGCATTGCAAAATATACAGATAATAATATTAATATTAAAGGAAGTATTTGTGGTAATACCATTGAGCTATATAATTATAATTCCTCAATTCATTCTTACATTGTATTTAAAAATGATAAAGTATATGATATTTATTATATTGAAGGTATATATGAAACCAGTATTTCAAATGAAAATTTCGAATTTTTACTTATGATGCTTTCTAATTAATTATATTTTTTGTTATATATATAAAGAATTATTAATATTGTATTAATAATATTATGAGTTTATTTTTTGATTTTAATTTTAATAATGATATTTCAGAATTTGTATCAATTACTATTCAAGGAGGATTAGGTAATCAATTATTTCAAATAGCGACAGCATATTCTTATTCTATTCGAAATAAAAAAAAATTAATTTTTAAATATAATCAAAATTATCCTAATAATTTTAATTTAACAAGAAAAGGTTATTGGGATAATTTATTTAGTAAAAACTTAAAAACAATAGATAAAAATACATTTGATGATATACAATTTATTAATTATTATGAAAAATACAATTGTTTATATAAAGAAATTCCATATATAGAAAAAAATATATTATTAAATGGATATTATCAATCTTTTAAATATTTTGATAATGATGATACACGAAATTTTTTAAGACATTTAGTTTATTCATCAAAAAATTTAATGTATTTATCATATAATTATTATAATAAAATTAAATTATATTTTACAAAATTAAATAATTTAGAATGTAATGATGATGATTTGGTATCGATACATATAAGAAGAACAGATTTTATATTAACAAAAAAAAATTATCATAATGTATTAGATATAGATTATTATATAAAAGCTTTAGATATTACTAAAAAGAAAAATGTAGTAATATTTTCCGATGATATAGAATGGTGTAAAATAAATATAAATAATAATATAATAAAAAATAAAAATTTATATTATATTGATATCAATATAGAGGAAATAGAATTTATTTTAATGTCACTAATAAAAAATAATATTATAGCAAATTCAACATTTAGTTTAATGGCATCATATATAAGTTATTATGAAGATAAAAAAATTATTATAGCACCCAAAAAATGGTTATCCGATGCACAAATTAAAGAAAATAATGGAATTGTATCAGACGAATTTTATCATAAAGATATAACACATATTATATAATATATATAAATATATTATTAAAAAAATTAACGCTCCTAATCGGGATCGAACCGATGACCTATGGATTAACAGTCCACCGCTCTAACCAGCTGAGCTATAGAAGCGGAGTAATTATATCACTAACTTATATATGTGAATTATCCTTATATAATTTTATTAATTATAATGATTCATTTGCTAATATATCAAAAGAATCATTTGTATAATAATTAAATGGGAAAATAATATCCTTATCTGTTTTATCATTAAATTTTTCTAAACTATTATTGCAAAAATATGTTATATATCTATCCATATTATATATTAATATATTTGTTGAAATATTTATTGCAGCAATTAAAACAATTAGTGTTAACAACTTAATAATAAAATGTATTTTAGGATTTAAAATTATTGTTATACAATATATTATAGTAAAAAATATTACTAAAAATAATGATATTATATGTATTATTACATCAAAATTACTTATCATTTTTTAATATAAATCTATTTATAGTATAGAATATTAAATTTAATTTTAATATGTCCGATAAACAAATCATTTTTGTTTTAGATTTGGATGGAACTATTATAGGAGACTGCAGTTATCAATGTGATATATACAATATTGATAATATATCTAAAAAATATAATAAAGATTTATTATTAAATTGTTATAAACCAGATTCTAAATTAATTAGACCATATTTTAAATATTTTTTTACTCAAATAAAAAAATATTATCCAAATAGTCTTTTTTATATATATACTGCTTCAGAAAAAATATGGGCTCATAAAGAAATTGGTTTAATTGAAAAAACTCATAATATTAAATTTAATAGACCATTATTTACTCGTCAAGATTGTATTATAAGTAGTAATGGTGAATATAAAAAATCTATTACTAAAATTATACCAAAAATTAAAAAAAATATTAAAAATATTGCAGAATTTAATTTTAAAGATAATATTATAATTATTGATAATAATAATACCTTTATTGATTATAATTCTAATTTTATTAATTGTAAAACATATGATTATATATTATTTTTAGATTTATGGGAAAATATTAACACCGAATATAAAACAAATAAAGATTTATATCTTTATCTTTTAAATCTAATTTATACTAATAAGTTGTGTAAATTTTCTAAAATTAATAATAAATGCTGCAAACAATTAGAATTAATTCATAAATGGATATATAAAAAATATAAAAAAAATAATAAATATAATAAAAAATTCTTAAACGATAATTTTTGGAAAAAAATAACAGATCAAATCATATCTAATAATTTCTCTAAATTTAATAATGATACTATAAAATATTTGAGAAAAACTACTATTTAATTAAATGCGATTCATATAATTCTACATATTCTATATTATTGGAATTTTTTCTTAAATATGATATTACTTGTAATAAAGTATCAGCTAAATCATCCTTCTTTTTATGAATCATAAAATAATTATTTAAAAAATTGTCATTATTTATATAATATTTACATATATTTATACCCTTTGCCTTATTTTCTCTATATTTATCATTTTTCAATTGTTTTTTTGTCTTATTATCTTTACTATTTATTATCATATCCGGTTCATAATCGTGATATTGTAATTTTAATGAAGGATTTATTAATATTACCTCGTCAACTATTTTATCCCAATGTTTTAATAAATTAAAATATGAATATATTAATAATTGAATTGTTTTCATTATACCATTTAAATTTGATGGTTGATTTTCTATTATTACATAATTGTAATAGTTTATTCCTATATTTCCCAATTCACCTATTATATTATCCAATTCATAATATAATATCTCTGATATATTATTTATACCCTTACACTCCTTTTTTGAATCAGCCAATGATATTATACGCCAATCTATTATTTTTAAATTATCATTATCTCTCTTTAATATACATAATGCTAAATTCTTAATACCAATATCAAAACTTATATATATCATAATATTTATTATTAATAAAATTTATCTTTTATATATATTAATATATTTATAAAAAATCTATTGATTTTTTATTATTTATATGCACATAAAATATAACATATAAAACCATTTATCTATTGGGCTATTTATAGGCTGAACTAATTCTATTAATTCATTTTTATATTTTAAATATATATTATTCATTATATTTTGATCTTTACCAGCAAAATAATCATTCTTTATAAATTCTTCTAACATTTTATAATATTGATTTTTCCATTTCTCTATTATTATATTACTACATAATATTACACCACCGCCACATCTACCCATCTCATATCTAAATATTTCTGTTGGCAATTTATCTATCTCTAACTCGTGTTTTTTAAATTTCTCAACTTCTAATAAATAAACCCTGTCCTTTTTAATTTTTTCTATTTTTTCTAAATTGGGAAAACATAAATTATTATTTTTTATTATATCTATTAGCTTATTATCTCTTACCATTCCAATATCTGTCCAAGCAAAATATGCCGTATTGAAGTAATTCTTTTGATATGCTTTATACATAAACATTGTTTTTTCATTCCATATTATATATAATAATGGATCGTGATATTTTTCATGGTCTCTATCATAATCTTTTTTCCAATAATCTATATAATTATAACAATGTAAATCTGTAATTTTTAATATTATTATTTTTGTTATATCTAATTTATTATTTCGTAATTTTAAAATATAATTTCCTATATCTTCACAATCCGTAAATACTACCAATGGTGCATCTATTATATTCATATAATTTCTTATCCATTTTAAATAATTATCCGTACTATGTTTTTTTTTATTTAAATTATAATATGCTGTTACTATTGTACAATTCATTTATATTAATTATATTATATTATTAGTTTAAGTACTATTTCCCATCATCTTCTTTTCCTTCCATAGAGTTGCTATTGTTGACATAGATTTTCTATTATCATAATTCGGATTGTCTAATTTTAGTTTTTTCATCTCATCTTTTACAAAAATATTATATTCAGTTGGTGCCTTTTTTTCACCTTCTGATTTTTTCTTTGTTTTATATAATTTATAACTATCCGAAAGTAATTTTGTTAATTCTTTTAAAGTATAATTACTATTTTCATTATCGATTTTTTCATTAAAATTTTCCAATATTTGAGGAATTACATTTTTAACTCTCTTTTTCTTAACACTTTCGATATTTTCCATTTTAATATATTAATGTTAATTGTTTTTATATAAATTTATATCAATAAAAAAAATAACTAAAATTATTAGAGTTAGGATTTATGTCATATGATGATATTCCCTTAGATGTTAAATCATCTAATTCTACTATTGCCCATTTTTCATCAACATCTGATGATACTTATATTTTAGTTATTGCAAGCAATATTCATAACAATAATTCTGAAAAAAATATAAATAATGCAGTTATGTTTGGGGCTAATATACTGGACAACATTAATAATCAAGAAGCTTATATCGGTTTGAAAGATGGAAATTCATTGCCTAACAAATTGGCAAAATTTAATAATAATAATATATCATTTGATGTTAATACTATAATTAATGGTAATATTTTACCAAATTCTGATGCAATTTTTGATATTGGTGGTGAACATTTACAAAATTGGAGAAATTTATATCTATCTGAAAATATATACGCAAAAAGATTTGTTGGTGATGGTAGTTTGATTAATAACATAAATTTAAATAATAATACAACATCTCAATTATTAGAAGGTTCCAATTTATATTATACTAATGAACGATTTAATTCTAATTTTGATATTAACTTTAATAATACTATTAATAATATTACATTAGATGATATACAACAAGGTAATATTAATAAAACTATTGTTAATGGTCGGTACTCTGGTACTTTAATAGTTGATGATATTATTATACAAAATCACGATAATACTGACAATTTTAATAATTTAAATATTTCTTATAATATTAATGTAACTAATAGTTCTGAAATTTTAGAAGGCTCAAATTTGTATTTTACTTATGATAGAGTTGCAAATATTGTAGATTCTTCAAATATTAATACTATTCAATACATTGATTATTTAAATAATATTAATAATTTTAATTCAAATATTAATAATATTAATATATCTAATTATATTGCTAATACATCTGAAGAAATATATTACAATTTAAATTCTAATATAGATTCTATTAATAATACTATTAATAATTTATCAACAGATGATATTATTGAAAAAAATAATTTATATTTTACTTCGGAAAGAGTTGGTAAAATAGTATCCTCGTCGAATTCTGAACAAAAAATTTATTCAGATTTTTTATATTCGAAAGCTAATAATAATGTATCATTATCAATTAATCAAGTTAAAAAATTTTATGATTCATATATTCTACATACTTCAAATACATTATATGAAAATATAGTTAAATTTAATAAGTCGGCAAATAATAATATTAATGATACATCTAATATTTTATCGGAATATATTACATTAAATATAGAAAATACATCTAATCAAATTAATGATACATCTAATATTTTATCGGAATATATTACATTAAATATTGAAAATACATCTAATCAAATTTATGATATATATAATATTTTATCAGAAGCCAATACTAATACATATAATATTATATCAGAACGCGTTGCTTTAACTGAACATAATACTTCTAATCAAATTTATGATATATATAATATTTTATCAGAAGCCAATACTAATACATCTAATATTATATCAGAACGCGTTGCTTTAACTGAACATAATACTTCTAATCAAATTTATGATACATATAATATTTTATTAGAAGCCAATACTAATACGTCTAATATTATATCAGAACGCGTTGCGTTAACTGAACATAATACTTCTAATCAAATTTATGATACATATAATATTTTATTAGAAGCCAATACTAATACATCTAATATTATATCAGAACGCGTTGTGTTAACTGAACATAATACTTCTAATCAAATTTATGATACATATAATATTTTATTAGAAACCAATACTAATACATCTAATATTATATCAGAACGCGTTACATTAATTGAACATAATACTTCTAATCAAATTTATGATATATATGATATTTTAGCAGAAGCCAATACTAATACATCTAATATTATATCAGAACGCGTTACATTAATTGAACATAATACTTCTAATCAAATTTATGATATATATGATATTTTAGCAGAAGCCAATACTAATACATCTAATGATATTATTACAGAATTAAATGAATTTAAAATTAATGTTAATGAACATATTTTACCAACTTCTAATTTAATATCTCAACGTATAAGTTTAATTAATAATTATACATCAAATTATGTTAATAATACATATGATATAATATCAGATAAAATAGACCTTTTAAATTTAGACGACATTGCAGATGGTTACAATAAAAGATATATTACTAATGACATATATGACTCTGATTTATCAATAGATGGTACATTATTTGTTTCTAATTTAATAGTTATTGGAGAAACAACTGAAATTAATACTATTAATTATAAAACAGAAAATTTAGAAATATTTAATAATCATGCCGATGGTCCGTCTTTAAAAATAACACAAGATAATGTATTAAATAATATGTTGGAATCAAGTAATAATAATGGTAATTATTTAATCATAAATGAAAATGCACAATTAGGTATTGGTAAAAGACCATTGGTTGAAATAGATATAAGTGGCAGTATTCAATTTACAGATTATATTAATAATATTAGTTATCAAACATTAGATTATTTGGATGGTGTTACTTCGCCAATACAAACACAATTTATAAATTCTACAATACATATAAATAATATATATTCTAATTTAGACGAATTGAAAAATAATATAAATGATTATGTATTACCTACTTCTAATTTAATTTCAGAACACATAACATTAATTGATAGTAATACATCAAATTATATCGATAACACTTATGATATATTATCAATATTAAATAATGATACATCCAATAGTATTTTAACAGAATTAAATATTTTTAAAAATGCAGTTAATGATTATATATTGCCAACATCAAATTTAATATCAGAACGTATTACATTAATTGATGATAATACATCTAATTATATTGAAAATACTAATAATGTATTAAATGAATTTAAATCAAATGTAAATGAATTAATTGCACCAACATCAAATTTAATATCACAACGCGTTACATTAATTGATAAAAATACTTCCAATAATATTTCTACAGAAATTAATAATATTAAATTTTTAATAAATGAAAATAATGAAAATATAACATCAAATATAAATGATATATTAAATAATATAGCAAATGATGTTATTTTAGAAAATGTAGATAATATATTAGATATATATATTAAAGATTTAAATTCAAATTTAAATATTAATATTACAGATTCATCTAATAATATTTCTTCAGATTTGAATAAATTTAAAACAGATGTTAACAACTATATATTACCTACATCTAATAATATTTCAAAACATATAACTTTAATTGATAGTAATACATCAAATTATATTAATAATACAAAAAATATTATTGATAATAATATTTCACAAATTAATTTAGATAATATATATAATGGTGTTAATAATAAATTTATTATTAATAATGTATATGATAACGATTTATTAGTTACTGGTAAATTAACAGCGAGTTGCTTAGAATTATTAGATCTTGATATTGTCATGGGGGAAGATAGTGATTTAAGTTCTAATATATTTAATCATATTACAAATATTAGTTCTAATATTATTAAAGAAAATATTTATAATATTTATATAAATCCCACTTCTAATATTATATCAGAACGTGTAACATTAATTGATAATAATACATCGAATTATATTGATAATATATATGAAGAATTTGAAACATTTAAAACAGAAATTAATGATTATGTAGTACCTACTTCTAATATTATATCAGAACGTGTAACACTAATTGATAATAATACATCAAATTATATTGATAATATATATGAAGAATTTGAAACATTTAAAACAGAAATTAATGATTATGTAGTACCTACTTCTAA